TCCACGCAAAGCAATGCAAAGTGACCTGCATAATGCACTGGCAGATGCATACTTCCAAGCAAAAGGTGTGCAAATGGTATATAAGGAGTTAGGCATTGGAAAATAGTCCTATTAATACCCTACAACAGTTAATGGTTATTACTGCTGAAGAATGTGGCGAACTTACACAACGTTGTTCAAAGATTATACGAAAGTATAAAACTGTTAGCGATATTGAAGATGAACAACGTGTTAAACTGTTAGAAGAACTTGGCGATGTACAGTGTATGCTGGATCTTATGGTACAACATAGAGTTGTTACTTGGGACGAAATACAAGAACGATCTCAAGTAAAGAAAAATAAACTTAAAAAATGGAGTACGTTAATAAAAGATTAAAAAAAATTAATCTTTTTTACCAAAAAGTGATTGACTTTGGTAAGTACCGTGCTATATATTATATTGTAGTAACACAAACACACAGACGGAGAAAAAATTATGGATTATAAACCTACAGATATCTTTCCACCGATTGGTATTTTTAAAGGAGCCAAAAGTGCGTGGAATAGTGTAATGACTATTGAACACTCACCTCTACGTAAGCTAGATCCAATGGTAGGACATATGGTGTTCCAACTATTGGCTTATATGTGGTGTGCAATCTTTGCATTGTACATTGGTAGTATTTCGTATTTCGGCGTTAGTGCAGTAATTCACACTGTTTTAGTTGCAGGCATTTTTATTACTGCGGCAACAATGCGTGAAGCTGATAAGCGTCCAGGGCGTGTCAATAAAGCGCTATCAGGTTATAACGGACGTGGTAAAGGAGGAGAGCATAATTAATGAAATATACGATATTGTGCGAGCACTCTGGAGATGTCCAAGAAATGACATTTAAAGATAAACGCCAACTATCACACTGGCTTAAAAATAATACTGGCTTTCGCAGCCTCGGAAAAACAGAACAATATCTGCCAACAAGACACGTTAGAATGAAAAACAATGCACTTGTATCATACATGGAGTCAGAAGATGAGTGAACAAACTAATTATTGTACAACTAAAGGATTAGGATTGGCTTTTTTAATTATTGCTTTAATGATTACAGTTGTACCAGTACTAATGCTAATGGCAATGGTTGGACTTGAAGAATATGGCCGTTATTGCAATGTCAACATTCTACCTTGCTTTGGATTAAACAAATGATTTATATAATAACAAATAACACAACAGGCGAGTTTTTTGAAAAAGAATTCGGTTGTCACGAAGAAGCTGAAAGATATGTAGCTAACGATTTAAAATTAGAAATGAAGGTAAAAGTAGTAAATGAAACACTTAGTGACTTTAAACCACTTTTAGAGTTTCCTTGGTCTAAACACTTACCAACGGTGACTGGCAGGTGAAAACACTACATCCAAAACTAATTTATAATATACTACATCCTAAACTTAATCATACCAAATTGAATGAGGTAGCACTTTATGGTAGACGAAGTTAGAGCAGCAGCTCAAAAAGAAGCCGAAAAAACTTTTGAAGGCTTTATTAAATGGTCAAAGATTACAACATACGGTGCAATTGCATTTCTAGCAATTGTCGCTGCATGTAACTTTGGGGTAGAGGACGACACCTACCCTGGCTATAATGGCGAACAATACAATCCGTCCAATATCAACGTAAAGGATAAGAAATGAGAAATTTATTATCCTTTGCGTTACGAGGTAACAGAACTTGAAGCCTAACACTACATTTGAACTTGATGTAAGAGACATCGAGATAATCGAACATGCACTAAGAGCAAAGGCAGGCCGTAGAGGTCTGTCTATTGCTCAAGGCGAAACTTCGGATAAATTAAAAGAAGAAATGGACGAAATACTCGAACTACTCGGACGTATACATGATCAAAAAGTATGGTACCGTCCAAAAAATAAAACCTACATAAGTGGTTGATTCTATTGACAACATTCTAAAACTATGCTAAACTAAGTGTAACTATAAGAGGTTAACATGAACGACTTGAAGTTTACAACTGCGGGCGACTTTTTAGAAACGCAAAGATTATACAGCGAAAAAGAAGAAAAGAAACGACTCTTGCAAGAGTGGAAACATCATCTTGCTGGAACACGATTAAGTAAGAAAGATCAAATTAAACGTGCAAAAGAATTTACTAGAAAAGGAATGAGACCCGATGTTTAAGACTAAAGAAGATGCAGCAAGTTGGGCATTAGATCAATTTAACAAATATGGTATTAGACAACCTGATTCTTTTACAGAAGACGAAATTGCTGAAGCTTGTCCAGAAGTTCCTCGGTCTGTTATTAAACGACACGTACAACAAAGAGATAACAAATGAAAGAATTATGGGTAGAAAAATATCGCCCTAATACAGTAGATGGTTATGTATTTAGAGATGATGCACAGCGTAATCAAGTAAACACCTGGATTAAAGAAAAAACTATTCCGCATCTCTTGTTTAGCGGCAATGCTGGTATTGGCAAAACAACACTTGCAAAACTGTTGTTTAACGAACTAGACATTATGGATCTTGATATACTCGAGATTAATGCTAGTCGCACTAATAGTGTAGATGATGTACGTGACAAGATTGTTAACTTTGTACAGATGATTCCGTTTGGTGAGTTTAAGGTTGTGTTACTTGATGAGGCTGATTACTTGTCGCCAAACGCACAGGCAGCACTTCGCGGTGTTATGGAAGAATATCATACAACAGCAAGATTTATTTTAACTTGTAACTATCCAAACAGAATTATCCCTGCAATACACTCTCGCTGTCAAGGCTTCCATATTGCAAAGATTGACCAAACAGAGTTTACAGCAAGAGTTGCAGAGATTCTCATCACCGAAGGTGTTACTCCAGACTTGGATGTGTTAGACACATATGTAAAAGCAACATATCCAGACTTGCGTAAGTGTATCAATATGGTACAAATGAACTCAGTTGAAGGTAAACTTGTATCACCGCAAGAAGGTGACACAGGTGAAAGCGACTGGAAACTGGATATGGTAGAACTGTTCAAAGCAGGTAAGATTCAAGATGCTAGAAAACTACTCTGTGGTGCAGTACGTCCAGAAGAAATGGAAGAAATCTATCGTTGGTTGTATGACAATATTGAGTTATTCGGAACAGACGAACAACAAGACACTGCGGTGCTAATTATTAAGCAGGGGTTGGTAGATCATACACTAGTTGTAGATCCAGAGATTAATTTGGCTGCTACATTAATTAGATTGGCAAGGATTGAATGACATATATTGTAAACGATGCATGTATTAAATGCAAACACATGGACTGTGTAGAGGTTTGTCCAGTAGATTGTTTTTACGAGGGGGAGAACATGTTGGTTATTCACCCTGATGAATGCATAGATTGCGGCGTTTGTGAGCCAGAATGCCCAGCAGATGCTATATTACCTGATAGCGACGAAGGAATGGAAAAATGGGTTGACTTCAATATGAAGTATGCAAAACTGTGGCCTAACATTACACAAATGCGTAAAGAAGATGTACCGGAAGATGCAGAAGAATGGCAAGGCGTTGAAGATAAAATGCAATACTTTTCAGAAGCGCCAGGAAAGGGTGACTGATGTTAAGCAAACAATGTAAATTACATTTAGAAGAAGTTAACATGACAGGCTGGCAACATATGCGCCATGCACTTTCGATTGCACTTAGATTACAAATAACTGTATTTGCTGTTATAGTACATAGTGTAGGTCCACGTTTCTTTAAAACATATGCAAGTAATACAATGAAAGATATTTTAAGTGAGCAACCTAACATTAAGAAATGATCTAATACGAATTAGTGTATTAGAAGAAGAAATAGAGTATCTTCGGACTTTGATACGTCCACAAGCTACAGGACATATATACACTGCTATTAGTGTATTACAAGATAGGATTAAGGAATTAAAACAATGAGTATTAAAGCAATATTTGCATGTGACGATGATTGGGGAATCGGTAAAGACGGCGGCCTGCCTTGGAGCAATGCAATGGATCTTAGATGGTTCAAAGAAACAACATTAGGTAATGTATGTGTAATGGGGCGTAAGACTTACGAAAGTTTACCTGCACCGTTGTCACTGAGAGATAATGTTGTTATTTCAAGTACATTAACTGAAATACCAAGAGGATTCTTATATCAAGGAACGCCATCAGAAGTTTGGGAAGATATTAAAGAAAAATTCAACGGACGTAAAATCTGGGTCGTAGGCGGCTCTCAAACTTTTACTGCTGTGTTAGACGATATTGAAGAAATCTGGATTAGCCGTATAAGTGGCACTCACGACTGTGATACATTCTTAGATCATTCTGCTATTACTGCAAATTATACTAGCGCTGATATAGAACAGCGTGAAGGCCTTAATTTAGAAAGATACGTCCGTAATTAATGAAGCAATATCTTGATTCTCTAAAACACATAATCAGTAACGGAGAAGCAAGAGAAGATAGAACAGGAGTAGGAACTACATCTGTTTTTGGTTATCAAATGCGTTTTGATTTAACTGAATCTTTTCCTGCTGTTACTACAAAAAAACTTGCTTGGAAAAGTGTAGTGAGCGAACTGCTGTGGATGCTAGAAGGTAGTGCAGACGAGCGTAGACTAGCGGAAATATTGTACGACAAGCCTAGAGAAGAACTTATAGGCAAGAACACTATATGGACTGCTAACGCTGACAAACAGGGCAAAGATCTAGGTTATGTAAATAACGATACTGTAAAGGATCTTGGGCCTGTGTACGGCCATCAGTGGCGTACTTGGGACGCACAACTAGGCTATGTAGATCAGATTGAAGAAGTACTAGATTCTATGCATTTTAATCCTACAAGCAGAAGACATATTGTAAGTGCATGGAACGCTGATAGAATAAACGTAATGGCACTGCCGCCGTGTCATGCTATGTTTCAATTTTATATTAACAACGGAGAACTTAGTTGTCAGTTGTATCAACGCTCGGCTGATATGTTCTTAGGTGTGCCTTTTAATATTGCATCGTATAGTTTGCTTGTACATATGTTTGCACAGATACTTGATCTAACACCTAAGGAATTTATATGGACGGGCGGAGACTGTCATATCTATAATAACCATATGGAACAAGTAAAGCAGCAAATCGATAGAACACCAACAGTAGGTCCTAAACTAGAAATGCCTGAGTTTAATAGTTTACCAGAGTTGCTTACTAAAAAGACAAATGAGTTTGTTTTAACTGATTATAATCCTATGGATAGTATTAAAGCACCGATGGCAGTGTAATGCCTCAGCACTCTGAGATTCATGTAGAATGGCGTGAAGATTATGCATGGCTACCTGTTCGTAGTAGCTGGAGCAAAAAACGTATTTGGTTAAAGAAATATTGGCGTTCTAGAGTTTACTACGATGTAATGGGCAGGCCGCCTATAAAAGGTAATGCATGGGAATTAATTTATAGTGAGAATGAATACTTAATGTATTTGTTAAGGAGTGGACATAAAAATCCACTCCCAACTGTTTAGTCGTCGCCGTAAAGTTGTAATACTTCTTTAACAGCTTCGTGACGTTCGATATCGTCTCTGCCAAAAGTGACACAATCGATTCTTTCTAGATTTTTATTTTCGATATTTCTTACAAAATCTATTAGCCCGTTATCTTTTAGTCTATCTGCTTGATTTAGATCGCCTGTGACAGCCATCATCGACCCTTCGCCGATTCTTGTTAATAACATTTTCATTTGATTACGAGTTGCGTTTTGCATTTCGTCTGCGATAATAAAACTATTTTTAAAAGTTCTTCCTCGCATATATGCTAATGGAGATATTTCAATAATTCCTTCTGTTATCATACCAGTAATTTGTCCTGCATCAAAATATTCACGTAGTACATCAAATATAGGTCTTGTCCACGGAGCCATTTTTTCTTCTAATGTTCCCGGTAGTGCTCCTAGATTTTCGTCTACTGATACAGCAGGTCTAGTTACTATAATTTTATCAACTGCGCCTTCTTTAAATAATTTTACTGCACATTGTACAGCCAGTAGAGTCTTACCCGTTCCAGCCGGGCCGATACCGAATACAATATCCTTGCGATCATCTAGCAATTTTAGTGTATACGTTTCTTGATTTTTATTTCTTGGAATTATTTCTACTGCTTTTTTCTTTGTGAAAGCGTTTAATTTAACGACGTTAGTTGATTTATGTGATTGTTTTAGTTTTTTTTGCGCTCGTTTGGCACCCATAAAGTATCCTCCTTGGGGTATTAGTAGGAAATAACCCGCAGGATACTTCCTACCCTGTATTTAGCTTCTAATTCTGTAGACAAACGATAATGCTCCAAAACAGTAATATGATAAATAACTATATGAAAGACGTCTTAGATATAATTAAAAACATAGAAATGGTTTACGACTCTAACACTAGCTTTCAAGTCTTAAAAGACTTTGAGCGTGTTTTAGATCATTTAGACATATATGTTTACAAAAATTGGAGCAAGGGAGAACTTGCTTCGGGACCGAACATTGAACGCCATTGGGTAACTTGTTCGTTTATGTGGAAAAAAGAAGATATGCCTGACCCAATGGGCGGCAAACGACTACTCGATTACGACTGTAAAGTTAGTTATAGTAGATCGTCTCTTATACAACCACGTAAGATACGCAAGCCAGATGATATGCGTCCAGGAACTAAAAAAGGCAAATTAGATACTAAGCCTATATGGATAGTAGAAATACAAATGCCTAAAACGTTAATTGCAGATATATATGCAGGCAGTATGGATCCTCAAGAAGAAGATCCAGCAGAAGGTAATATTACTCCTGAAGCGCAGCCTGCAGACGATTTAACAACTCCAGCATCAGATGCTAGTGTTGGCGGTGAAGATACAGGTACGGATTTAGGCCTATGACACTACAACAAAATGACTTAGTAGACCTTGTTGATCGTGTTATTGAAGTAGACGGTTATAAATCTAAGATGGGCAGCGATGCTGATATTATTACAGTAAGTTTTTCTACATCAACAAAAGAAAGTGCCGATGATCTTGCTAGTTTTCTTGAGAGAGGATATACATTTGTGTTAGATGCAGATGCAACTCCGGGTGAACAGAGCGACGGCACATATAAAGTATTTGTCGAAATTGAGCGTGATAAGACTTCGGTTGATAACATTATGGAACTAGCAAACGGTGTAGAAAACTTAACTGGTTTGAAGAATCTTAGATTTCGTTATTACAAAGATTTTAAAAGTAAGCCACTTGCAACAGATTCACTAAGTGAAGTACTACCGCTAGATCCAAAAGATTATGACGACATAGTACAAGAAAGCAATATGAATAATTATGTAAACTTTTTTAATAAAAGTTATGTAAACGAAGTACACATGCGTAATGATACATTAACAATTAAAAAGTTATATGCTGATCCTGTATATTTTAAAGTTATAGATTTTGGTCCAACTGAACGAACTTTAAACGCTATTGAAGAATCATTTAATCCTTGGGAGTTTGCTGAAATAATATATCTAAGCAAGTATATCGGTGATTATAATATTACAAAGTACGGAAACAAATTAACATTTGAGAATAACGATCACACTCTTGTTGTGGAAAGAATATAATGTACTGTAATTGCTGTGGAAATAAAAAACACTGCGGCACTAAAGTATATAAAGAGTACCGATGTTATCAAGATATAAGACGAGGTGAATTATGCATCTGTGAATCTTGTGAATGTGAAAGTTGTGTATTGAAGGAGAAAGATAATGGCTAAAGAACATTTTGAATTTGATTTTGAAGAGTGGATGGCAGAAGAACTTATTCACCGTGACGACTGGAAAGAATGGTACCATGCTATGTGCGAAATTTTGCCATTATGGGAAGTTGTAACAATAGAACGAGTGGCAGGATTTATTGCCCAATGTGGTCACGAAAGTGGAGGCTTTAGAGTCTTGAGCGAAAACTTAAATTATAGTGCAGCAGCACTTAATAAGATTTTTCCAAAGTATTTTAGGAGAGCAGGTAGAGATGCACAAGAATATCATAGACAACCTGAAAAAATTGCGAACGTCATTTATGCAAACAGAATGGACAACGGTGACACCGATTCAGGTGATGGCTGGAGATTTAGGGGCGGCGGCATACTACAACTTACAGGTAGATACAATTATACGAAATTTGGTGAAGCAGTAGAGATGTCACCAGAAGAAGCAGTAGAGTATGTGCGTACTAAAAAAGGCGCATTAGACTCAGCATGTTGGTTCTGGGATGAAAATAATATCAACAAGTATTGTGATAATATGGATATAGTTGGTATGACAAAACGTATTAATGGTGGTACTATTGGATTAGAAGATCGCAAGAAACATTACATACACGCAATTGATGTGCTAGGTGGTGATTTCGAAGAGCCTGATGTAGACTATAATCAAACAGTGCGTAAAGGATCACGTGGTCCACTAGTAGCAGAAGTACAAGAAAAACTAGGCATTGAACCAGCAGACGGAATATTCGGTCCAGGTACTGAATCAGAGATTATGGATTGGCAAAGTGCTAACGGTCTTGTAGCAGATGGTATTGTAGGACCTAAGACTCTAAAAAAGTTACTAGGATAGGTAGGATGGGAACAAAACTTGCAGCAGTACTGTTTTTATTAATAATAGGAATGGCAGGCGCAGGTTATTGGTATTACAACGATACCCAAAAGCGCATGGCTATCCTGCAAGAAAATAATGCTAAGCTAGAAGTTGCAGTGCAGACTAGCGAAGCGAGTGTATCACTATTAGAAGAACAAGCAGAAATAAATGCTGCTCTTAATTTAGAACTACAACAAAAACTACAGAAGTCTGAAGAGTACGGTGACGAACTTCGTAATACTCTACAAAAACATAACCTAACAAACTTGGCTGATAAGCGTCCAGGTAGTATAGAAAGAAAGATGCAAAATGCGACTGATCAATTATGGAATGATCTCCGTGCTCTTACTGACAGTAATGGGATGCTCGGCAACGCCGAAGGAGATAGTGACAGTAACTGATGCTGTAAAAACCACAGTGCCAATTGTTGCTCGTCCAAAGCAAGTAAATTTATACGATGTAAAAGTACATGTCGTAAACAAAGACAACTATGAAGAATTCTTAAAAGAATTTGTAGAAAAGAACGGCACTGAAGCAAGAGTTGTGCTTTCTATAAAAGATTATGAAAATCTTAGTTTAAACTTTAGTGAACTAAGACGTTACATTGAGCAACAAAAAGAAATTATTGTTTACTACGAGGAAGCAGTAAAGTAAACAATTACTGAGGGCGAAAAATTGAATATTATTGTATGTGCTTTGACCAGTGTCATGGCTACGCATAGTTGGGCGTATGACAACCAACTCACAAAGGTATGTGAATATAGGTGTCTAAGAGAGATTAGTCTTCACTACTATCATTATCCAAAAAAAGTGTATATTCCTTGGGATTATTCTTGCCCTAGATACCAGAAAATTAAACTACGTAGATAAATACAATTGGAGGGCAATCCAATGAATAATGAAATTATGTCAGCAGGATCTGTAGGGCTAGAGATTACTACTTTATTAATGCCGTTTATAGGTGCATTATTGATGTTAGTAATAACATTATGGTTTAAAGACTATGCTACAAAAATTGCAAAAGGTTTAGCATTTAAGATGAATGCTGATTTTGCAGAAGGTGATAAAGTATTACTAGACGGCGAACGAGCATTAATAGTAAAAATCGGAACAACACAAACAGTATTCGGTATACATAAAAAAGGCGGCGACCTAGATGGTGATTATTGCTGGAGATATGTGCCTAACGAAAGAATTAGTACTCTTAAATTAGAAAAAATTATATTTGACAACACACCTACTGTCAACGAACAGAAAATTAAAGAGAACGGACATAAAATTAACGAGTTGACTAATGGTAATTCTTGAAAGGATGTTCGATGACACATTATGGATTTATACAGCAATTGTGGGAGCATTATTGGGTGCAGCATTTCTTGCTTGGTTTAGGAACACTAGGGCAGGTTTATGGTGTTACGCATTGTTCGACAGAGTACTTGATGGCATTACACAGCGATACGGATGGACATGGTTCCAAGAGCCAGACGATTTGTGGCGTAAAAGATATCCAAGAATAACAAAGAAGATTGACGAATTAGAAAAAAGAATTAACAAAATCGAGGGCAACAATGATAATAGACACAGCATTCGTTGAGCGCAGTTTACTATTCGCTAAACTTGCTAAAATAGCGTATTTAGAAAAAAAAGCAGCAAAGAAAGCTGCTAAGGAATTAGGATTCGATGTATGCGAATTCTATGAAAAAAGCGGGGCGCAAGCATACCGCTTTGCCAACACCACAGATCTTGTGATAGCTTGTCGGGGCACCCAACCCAATGAGTGGAATGATGTAGAAGCAGACCTACGAGCCATTCCAGTCCTAGCTGAGACAGTTTCAAGAGTACACAAAGGATTTAAGAGTGAGGTAGACGCTCTTTGGCCAATGATCCTCGATGACTTGAGGGACTTGAAACCTGAGCAAGATCTGTGGTTTTGTGGCCACAGTTTAGGCGCAGCAATGGCAACTATAATGGCGAGTCGTTGTAAGCACGAAAAAAGTATTCCTGATCCAGAAGAACTTTATACATACGGCTCGCCAAGAGTAGGTTGGCGTGGTTATTGCAACAGTCTTGATATAGATCATTATCGTTGGAGAAATAACAATGACATAGTTACAACTGTTCCATTGATCATAATGGGTTATAGACACCATGGGACAGAGGAATACATTTGCTCTAATGGTACTATACGTAATGTAGCAGGTATAACAAAATGGAAAGACAGATTAAAAGGCATGTGGAAAGGTCTTAAAGCTGGTAAGATAGATGCATTTTCTGATCATAGCATAGACGAATATATCAAGCACATTGAGAACTACCAAAGGGATTTAAATAAAAGGAAATTAGGGTAATGCCAAGAAAAAAGTTAGAAGATTTAGAAGTAAGCACTAAAACAGAAAGAAGTGCTAAAAAAACTATAACAGAAGCAACAGTTAAAGCACCGGATCAAGGTGTAACTAATATGAGTAAGAATAAATTTAAAAGTATAATTTATCTTGCTCAAGCAGTTGACGCTTGGAGAATATTTCCTCGTGTGTTTATTACAGTTTATATCATTTTACTTTATCAAGTAACACATTGGTTTATGGCTTTGCCAGATCCAAATATGAATCAAGCAGGCTTAGTAAGCATTGTTGTAGGTGCCGGAGCAGCATGGTTTGGACTTTATTTAGGATCCAGTAAGAAGTTCAAGGACGACTAACTCTCACTAAGTACTATATGAATTATTATAATGTACTAGGGGTTAACAAAACAGCAAGTCAGGATGAAATTAAAAAAGCTTTTAAAAAAGCAGCAATGCAACATCATCCTGACCGCGGCGGAAATGAAGAAACATTTAAACATGTAACTGAAGCTTACGAAATTTTAGGTAATGCAGAAAAACGCCAAGAATACGATAATCCTCAACCCAAAAACGACTTTCACTTTAACTCCCAACACAATCCGTTTGGCCGGCATCCATTTGGTGACATCTTTAACCAAATGCATCAACAACGCAGGCAACCACAAAATAGAGATATAAGAATCAATCTTGTTGTAGAGTTTGAAGATGCGTTCTACGGTAAGATTGTAACAGCATCGTACCAAATGGCAAACGGGAAAACAGAATTTATAAATGTACAAGTACCAGTTGGAGCAAATGACGGAGACACAGTACGTTATAAAGGACTGGGCGACAATACAGATCCTAGAGTTGGCAGAGGTGACCTTTATGTTAAGATACGTGTAAGATTACCTGCGGGCTGGCAGAGACAAGGTAACGATCTTGTTACTAAAAAGTTTGTAAATGTATTTGACATTATGCTAGGATGTGTTATACTAATAGAAACTCCAGATAAAAAGAGTTTAAATTTGAATATACCTAAAGGCACAAAATCAGGCACAACATTGGCAATGCGTGGATATGGAATGAGCGATGTTAGAACAGGTAGGAAAGGTTCGATATTAGTTCAGATCGAAGCACAGATACCAAGGATCAACGATCCAGATGTTATAGCAAAGACACTGGAATTAAAGCATTTAATAGAGGATAAAAAGAATGGTTGAACCGTCTCAAGAACTACAATTAGTATTCGATAAGGCTATTAAGGATGCAAAAAAACTAAAACACGAATATGTTACGCTAGAGCATTTACTCTATGCAATGCTTTGCGAAGAAACGTTTATAAACTTAATGACCGAATACGGTGCTGATATTGCATACATAAAATCTAATTTAGAGCATCATTTAAAAAACAACAATGACATCAAAACAGATCAAAAAAAGTTCAAGCCAAAAAAAACACACACAGTAGAGCGTTGCTTAAACAGAGCATTTACTCAAGTATTATTTAACGGACGTACACACATTGAATTGCGTGACGTACTACTATCTATGCTTAACGAAAAAAAATCAGTATGTGTATATTGGTTGAACGAAGGTAATGTAAACAAAACTAAGTTTGCTGAATTTGTTGCTGAAGAATTAGACAACGTCGAAATGGTAGATGAAGAAAACTCAGGCGATGCAAAGAAAGCACTAAAGAGTTTTACAACTAATCTAAATGAAGAAGTTAAAAAAGGAAAAGTTGATCCTATTATTGGTCGCAACGATGAACTTGAAAGTTTAGCACTTGCGCTAGGACGTAGAGCAAAGAATAATGTTCTTATGGTAGGCGATCCAGGTGTTGGTAAAACTGCTATTGCAGAAGGACTTGCATATAACATTATAAACGATCAAGTGCCGGACTTCTTAAAAGAGTTTAAAGTTTATAGTTTAGACATTGGTGCAATGTTAGCAGGATCAAAGTACAGAGGTGACTTTGAAGAACGTTTTAAACTTGTGCTTAAAGGTCTTACTAGGCAAGGTAAAACAATTATGTTCATCGACGAAGCACATATGATTAACGGTGCTGGCGCAGGTGGACAAGGCAATGCAAACGACTTAGCAAACTTATTAAAGCCAGCATTGTCAAAGGGCGATTTAAAAGTTGTTGCGTCAACTACTTGGGATGAATACAGGAAGTACTTTGAAAAGGATCGCGCTCTTATGCGTCGATTCCAAAGAGTAACAGTCGACGAGCCTACACCTGAAGTTACTAAGGATATCTTACGTGGTATTAAGAAGTACTATGAAGACTATCATAATACAGAAATTACAGAAGAAGCAATTGAGGCAGCAGTTAAACTCAGTGTAAAATATCAGAGTGATAAGAAACTGCCTGATAAAGCAATTGATTTGATCGATGTAGCCTGTTCAAGATTTAAAGTAAAAAATCAAAAAGATAATAAAATTGTAGACGGAGACGCAATACAGTTTGAATTATCTAAAATGATTAAAGTTCCAGCTGAATCAGTAGCAGAACGTGAAACAGAAAATCTTTCTAAGCTTGACGAAAACATGAAGAAAGTTGTCTACGGACAGGACAGTGCAATTGATGCTATTGTTGATAAAATCTTTGTTAGTCAAGCAGGACTTAAACCAGACGATAAGCCAATTGGTTCGTTTGTGTTTATGGGCCCAACAGGTACAGGTAAAACAGAAACTGCTAAACAACTTGCAGCAAATTTAGGTGTTAAATTAGTACGGTTCGATATGAGCGAATATCAAGAAAAACACAGTGTATCAAAACTTATTGGTTCACCTCCAGGCTACGTAGGTCACGAAGATAATAACGGACAACTTATTGACAAACTACAAGAGAATCCGAATTGTGTGCTACTACTGGATGAAATTGAAAAAGCGCATCCGGATATATCACAAATATTGCTGCAAATCATGGACAACGGTATTATCACTGGATCAAATGGTAAAGAAGCAGATGCACGTAATAGTATTGTAATACTTACAACTAACTTAGGTGCTAAAGAGTCTGAGAAAAATGCAATCGGATTTGGCGTCGATCAAGACGATACTAGTTACAGTGAAAAAGAAATGAAAAAGTTCTTTGCTCCAGAATTTAGAAACAGACTTGATGCTACTATTACATTTGGTAAACTATCAAAAGAAGTAATGATGAAAATTGTTGGTAAGTTTCTTGTCGAACTTAAAACTATGGTCAAAGACAAGGACATTATAATTACTGTATCTGATGATAGTTTAGATTATCTAGTCGATAAAGGATTTGACCCTAAAATGGGTGCAAGACCTTTACAGCGTGTCATTGATAAAGAAATAAAACGTCCACTTTCTAGAGAAATACTATTTGGTAATCTAAAGCAAGGCGGAACTGTACATGTTGATGTTAAAGATGGCGATATTGTATTAGAGTGCGAAGCAAGAGTACATGAAGTTACCGAAGCGTAATCTAACTACAAAGTTACACTACCGTAAGTATCTTTATAAAGTAAATTTATACACGGAGTTAGGCTTTATATTTAGAGCAGAGTTTGATCGCGGTGTAAGGTTAAGTTATGCCGCGACCAAACTAGACGAAATACGAACAACTCTTAAAGATCGAGGTGAATATCTAATTCTAAGGTTCCGAACTTCCTTTGCCTTATCTGAAGTGCAATTTAAAGAAGCTGAAAAATTATACAATCTACTTATAGATAGTGACGACTATAAGATAAGAATTGAACGTGGGTACAATCTATGGATATACTCTAACACTAAATCACTTATAGATGACATCATTAAAGTGAGCCCTGAAACAGTAATTTCTTATTGGGATGTAGAAGATGATATTGCTAAATTCTTATCTAACAATACTAACACAGTAATTGTAGATAAACCTACTGACTACGAGTATAAAGTGTATCTAACACAGGGATCAAATGGTCCGGCAATTGCCCGTTGGTTAGAGAATAACACTGATAAAAGTAGAGTCGGTGAAAAAACTCTTAATGATTTAAAAAATGACTGGATCTATGGTCAGTATTGCTATGTTAAAGATAGCAAAGTTTTATTAATGTATCAACTAGTATCTGGTGGAGGCAATCCTCGGGTTGAGAAACTAGTTTACAGTGGTGATATTGATAAATATAATTATGGCACAGAGTGAAAACATTTTAACAACAATTACACACGTTGGCGATAGTAATACACAAACGCACACAGGTGATAAATTTAAAGGCGACGGTTACTACGGACGTAGTGATGGTCTGCATACTATACAAATTAATCTTAATGACTTTATTGGTACAATTGCTATGGAGGGAACTTTAGCATCGACACCAACTGACGACGATTGGTTCACTATACCTCTAGGTACAGGTAACACGTCAATGGATACAACTGGACTTATTGGTGAAGCAACAGTATCTGGTATTACACATTCAACTGGTAACAGTACATCAAGCACAAAGAATTTTACAGGTAATTATGTTTGGATACGTGCTAAGATAACAGATTGGACTGCTGGTTCGATTACAAATATCAAACTAAATCATTGAGGGCAGACATATGGCAAAGCAGATAATCAATATAGGAACTGGTGAACTTACAGGTGACGGTGAAACTATTCGTTCGGCATTTGATAAGGTTAACGATAACTTTAATGAACTATATGCAGGAGGCGGCGGCAGCGGCGGCGGCGCTACTGTACTAACTGACCTCGGAATAACTGAAGGTACTGACGGACAAGTTTTAAAAACAGATGGTGCTGGTACATACACATTTGTAAATGTTGGCGATTTGATTGCTGACTATGGCGGAATAAGTGTAAGCCCAGAAGACTTTGCAGAAGATATATCAACAGTAAATATTAGCGACTTAGCAGATGTAAATGCTCCTAATCCTAGTGTAGGTGAAGTTCTTAAATGGAATGGTACTGCTTGGACTGCACAAGCAGATACAGTCGGAAGTGGTGGAATTGCACTTACGGATATCAGTGTTACAAGTCTTGCAGCCGCAGGTAACGGAACACTTACATACGACAATGCAAATGGTGTGTTTACATATACTCCACCTGATCTAACAGGATACTTAACAAGTTATACAGAAACTGATCCTGTAGTAGGTGCAGTTACAGGTATTGTAAAAGCAGATGGCGCAGGAAATATTTCAGCAGCAGTGGCAGGAACGGATTATAGCACATTCGACGGTGATTACAATAGTTTAACTAATAAGCCAACAATTCCTACAGCATATACTGATTCAGATGTTGATGCACACTTAAATCAAAGCAATCCAACAAGCGGTTATGTTTTAAGTTGGAACGGCTCAGACTATGCATGGGTTGCGCAAAGTAGCGGAGGTATTGCGTTAGGTGATTTAAGTGTAGGTGCTGAAGATCCTGCCTCAGGCGATGGCGGTATTTCTTATGATAATACAACTGGAGTTTTTACTTATGCTCCCCCAGATCTATCACAGTATCAGCCAGTAGGCAACTTGAATGCAGACATTGATGCTCATTTAAACACAAGCACTGCAACTGCTAACCAAATACTAAGTTGGAACGGTACAGATTATCTTTGGGTTGCAGACCAAACAAGTGCTGGTGGTACTGATACTGTTATTGCACCATTTGCATTTGCAAATGTAGAGACTACTGCTAATGGTTCTGCTACTGGTATTAGCTGGAGTAACTGGAATAGTGGAAACGCATCACTTGATTTTACTTTTGATAATGCACAAGCAAATACACAATATACAGTTGTAACTGACAG